TAAAGTAGTCGTCCAGGAGTGTCATTGTCCTCCAGGTATTACTTTGTTGAAGCAATAATAATCCGAAGGGCTGTTTTTGTCAAGTGTAGAAATTTTTCTGACAAAAGGCTGTTGACGAAAATAGAACAATAGTGCTATTCTGGCGTCACCCGAAATATATCACAGAGAGAGATGAGTGATGCTGCCAACACAGAAAGACAACCTTACGGAAAACACTGATGCCCCTCAGTCTGCCGGGGCTGAGGCGGACCTGCCCCCCGAGTGCTGCCACTACCGCGATGACGGCTGTGAGTTCGCTCCTTCCTGCCTGAATTGTCCCTTCGTCAGGTGCCTCTATGATGAGCCGGGCGGAAGACAGCATTTCACCAAGAGGCTGCGGGATAAGGAAATCCTGAGGCTGTTTACTGTCGAAAAGCAGGGCGTGACGAAACTGGCGGCGATGTTTGCCATAAGCCAGCGAACGGTACAGAGAGCGCTGAAGAGGGTCGGTAATGACTAAGCCCACACTAAAACACACACTACCTGCCCAGCTCGCCCAGAGGGACCGGGAGCGTCTCAAGGGCTATCAGGAGCTGCTCGACTTCTACCACGGTAAGCATTGGGAGGGGAGGGCGGTGCGCGGTGAGAAGCGTCTTACCTTTAACTACGTTAAGACCCTCATCGATAAGGTTACCAGCTATCTGATGAGCGGTATCAGCTTCGCCGTCGACCCCCTGGCCGGCGGCGATGAGGCTCGGGCAAATGCCAGGGCTGCCGAGGACGCCCTCTACCGGGTCTATGAGGAGAATACCCTGGAGCAGCTCGACTTCGATACCGAGGTCGACTGCGCCGTGTTGGGCGATGCCTGCTATAAGGTCACCTGGGATGCCGCCGATAAAAGGGTGCGTATCACCTCCCCCGATGTCCAGGGCATCTATGCCTGGTGGCTCGGTGATGACGCCTCCCGACTGTGGCGGGTTGCCTCGAAGTATACCCTTAGCAGCGAAGAGGTAGCGATGCTCTACGGCCTTACCCCGAAGGGTAAGACGGCTGCTATCTGCGAGGTCTGGACCGCCTCGGATTTCGAGCTGTGGCTCGATAACGAGGTCGTCGAGCAGAAGCCCAATCCCTACGGTTTTATCCCTTTTATCATCTACCCCAACCTAAGGGAGCCGAAGCGGTTCTGGGGTGTCTCCGATATCCCTCAGGTCAAGGAGAGCCAGCGAGAGCTGAACCGGGCGATGAGCCAGCTCTCCAGGATACTGGAGCTCTCCGGTAATCCCATCGCCGTCCTGGAGAACGTCGAGGAGAGCGATGATATCGCCGTCAGGCCCGGCGCCGTCTGGAATATCCCCGAGGATGCCAAGGCATACCTTCTGGACCTGCTTCAGGGCGGTGGCGTACGGATGCACCTGGAGTATATCGAGCTCTTGTACCGCAGCCTGCACGATATCGCCGAGTCGCCGCGGGCATCCTTCGGCGGCGTGGAGCGGGACCTCTCCGGGGTCGCCCTGGAGATTGAATTGCACCCGTTGCTGCAGAAGGTAAAACGCAAGCGGGTTATCCGGAGCACCGTTTATAAGCGGCGCAGTGATATGGTCATTAAGTTACTGGAGCGGTTCGGCGGGCAGAGGTTCGGCGATGTCTCCTGCCGCATCGTCTGGGGGCCGGTGCTGCCCCAGGACACCCAGCGCCAGGTGGCCAGCGAGCAGATACTGGTGCAGACCGGAATACATTCCCGCCGCTATGCGATGGACAACCTCGGTATCAGGGACCCCGAGGCGGAGTTCAGTAAGTGGCTTGCCGAGCGGGAGGCTATCCTGAAGATGAACAAGGAGCTTAACGCGCGCTTTAGCCGGGGCGGAGCGAGAGAGAGGGCTTCCGAGCCCCTGGCGGAAGAAGAAGCGCTTAAGGAATAAACACCAGGGAGTTAGTAAGGTGGACGAGAATGAAATCAAGGTAATGCAGGAAGAAAACGAGACGCTAAGAGGGGAGAAGGAGGCAGCCGCTGCGGAGATGGATCAGCTAAAAGGAAAGCTCGCCGAGCGGGACGCCGCCTTTAATCCCCTCCAGAATGAGTTGGAGCAGCTTAAGGGAGAGCTTATCACAAAGGATGCCGAGCTTAAGACCCTGGGTGAGACCAGCTCCGCCCTGGGCGAGGGCCTCACCCAGGCAATCACGGCCTATAAGGGCATGGTTATTCAGGCAAGCTCGGGCTTGACGCCGGAGCTTATCACCGGTGAGACGGTGGATGAGGTCAATACCTCCCTGGAGAAGGCGAAGGGGGTTATCGAGGCGGTGAGGAAGTCCCTGGAGGTGGAGCGGGTGGGGGCGAAGGTACCGGCCGGGGCTCCCCCCAGGACACCCCCCGACCTGTCGGCACTCTCCCCTATCGAGAAAATAAAATACGCAATAGGAGGTAAGAGTAAATGAGTCTATCTTTAACCGAGGCAGCCAAGCTGTCCAACGATATCCTTCTGCAGGGGGTGGTCGAGACTATCGCCAAGGACTCGCCCGTCCTGCAGCAGCTCCCCTTCATCGAGATTGTCGGTAATGGGCTGACCTATAACAAGGAGAATGTCTTGCCTACCATCGACTTCTACGATGTCGGAGATACCTGGGCGGAGAGTACGCCCACCTTCAGCCAGGTCACCGCTATTCTGAAGATCATGGGCGGCGACGCCGATGTGGATAACTTCCTTAAGGTGACCCGGAGTAATATCCAGGATCTAGAGGCAGCCGTCATCGAGCTCAAGGCGAAGGCGCTCCGGCACAAGTTCGAGGAGACCTTCATATACGGCGATTCCGCTACCAGCCCCAAGCAATTCGACGGCATAAAGAAGTTGATTAACACCGCCAGCGCCTCCGATCGGGTCATTGCCATGGGGGCGACCGGGGCGACCCTTACCCTTACCAAGATTGATGAGCTCATCGATGCCGTCAAGGGCGGTAAGCCGCACCTGCTCTTAATGAGCCGCCGTTCCCGGCGTAAGATAAAGCAGCTTACCCGCGCCGCCGGCTTCAACCTGGAGAGCGACCGCAACGAGTTCGGGATGATGCTGGAGTGGTATAACGGCATTCCCATCGGTGTCAGTGACTGGGCGCTCGATACACATACCCTATCCGGTAGCCTGGAGACCGCTACCACCGGCGGGGCTAACTCCACCATCTACGCCGTCTCCCTGGGTGAAGGCGCGCTCTGCGGACTGACTGCACCGGGCCACCTGACCGTGGAACCCGTCGGCGCCCTGGAGACCAAGGACGCCTCCCGTACCCGCATCAAGTGGTACTGCTCCCTGGCGCTGTTCTCCCAGGTCAAGGCGGCCGCTCTCATCGGCATCCAGAACTAATTTTAAGGAGGTAAAGAGAAATGGCACTGACAGATCCAGGTTCGGGAAGAACTACTCTTGACAGTGGGAGGGGCACCCAGCCCCAGAAGGTTACCCTGGCTGAGGCATGCAAGGCCGGCGATGTCCTCGGCTACAGCTCGGGATGGAAGAGGGCGCTGGCCACCGTCGGCACTGCCATCCAGGGCAGAGTGGTCGCCTTAAGGGACGGCGCAACCGGGGAAGAGGTGCCCGTCTCCGCCAACCCCGTTATCGGCGGCTACTCCGGGGCAACCCCCGGCGGTTATGTCTATGTCGCCGAGGGGACGAGCAACGGTGAGGTTACCGAGACCGCTCCATCCACCTCCGGTGACTGCAACACCATCATCGGCATCGCCCTCTCCGCAACCAGTGTGATGTTCTTCCTGAACAGCCGTGCCGACTCAACGGCGTAAAAGCCTTAGTGGGGAGGAGGGGGGATAAAGGGGGTGAGGTAGAAAGGAGAAAACTATGGAAGAACCCTTTGATGAATCGGGAAGACCCAAGTCGGGCTACAGTGGCAGTGTCTACGTTAACTCTGATACCGCCGCTAGTGATGCCGCCCGCCGCTTCGCCGCTACGGAGAAGAAGCTCCGTGACGTCATCGTCAAGGTGGAGGATAACGACCAGCTCTTTGGTACCGCTGCCGGACAGACCTTTCCCGTAGCCGCCGGTGAGTGGATGGGCTTCACCAAGGTCGATGTGAGCGCTCTCTACTTCAAGAACAAGACCGCCGGACAAAACGGCACGGCGCATATTATCGGTGTGGAGGACTAGCGATGGGGTTTCTATCGAATGTAATCGCCAGGCTTGCCGAGCACACTGCCGACCTGGACGCTCATACCTATAACCAGCAACAAGTTATAAGGACTGGCGAATACTATGGGGGTGGTTGTGGATGTTGCCAAAGTTGGACTTGCCAGCTTGCCGCCAACAGGCTATACGGAATACCTTTCATTGCAGCCAGGGCTATGAGTGTAGACAGGATAGCGGTTTATATTAACGTCCTGGCGGCTGGTAAATCGGCAAGGTTGGGGCTGTATAGAAATGGGACTAATAATAATCCCGGGGCGTTAGTTGTAGACGGCGGTGAAGTTTCCGTTGCTACTACAGGGCTTAAAACGGTGGTAATAGACGAAGCTCTCACTAAAGGTTTGTATTGGATGGCTATTGTATCGGATGGTGTACCTACTCCCTGCGGGTATGCACAGTATGGCAGCACCATTCCGTCAATATCAACAATGAGTAATGGCAGGGACTATGAGATAGGCTGGTATGTAGCTCACACTTACGGTGCATTACCAGACCCGTTTGGGGCGGCTACAAAACACGCTTATATAACAATCCCCGGAGTATCACTAAGAGTAGCCAGTATGGACTAGGGGGTAGATATGGAAACAAGGTATGTTGAAGTTTACAAAGACGGCAAGCTGATGAAGCAAGAGCCTTATGAGGTCAGCGATGCGGAGATGGAGGAGGAGGCGCGGGGGGCGAAGATTAAGGATCTGGTGGATAAGCCGGTACGGACTAACGCCGAGAATACCCGGCTCATTGATTTGCTGGCGGCCAAACAAGGTTTTAGCCTGCCGGCAGGCAAGAATGTCAGGATAGGATGACATAATGACAGGAAGGAAATAATTATGACTCTTGGTGAGATGATAACCCGGGTCAGGCGGGAGCTTAAGGACGAGTCGAGTGTCCTGTGGAGCGATGATGAACTCACCCGCCACATCGACCGCGCCGTCGCCGAGCTCTCCGAGGCAATTCCCCTGGAGCAGAAGGCGACTATTGCTACCACCGCCGACTCCCGGCAGGTTGATATCTCCAGCTTAAGCGACAGGGTGATGGTCGAGGCTGTCGAGTACCCGGTGGACGAGTTCACCAAGATATACCAGCGCTTCGCTCTCTGGGCGGATACGCTTACCTTGCTGGGGAGCGAGGTCCCTGACGGTTCCGACTGCTATCTCTACTATGGCAGGCTCCATACCCTGGATGCGGTAACCTCGACTGTCCCTGCTAAGTGTGAGGACATGGTCGCCGCCGGGGCTGCCGGCTACGCCGCTTTAGCGTGGGGCGTCTATGCGGTAAACAGGGTCAATGTGGGTGGGGCGGCT